TGATAAAAATGGCAACTTAACACACAGCGTATGGAGTAAACCGTAATGGCACTAACTAGACTAGGACTGAATCAAGCAGTAAATTTATCAAGCAACACTACAGGTACGCTTGGCGTAGCTAACGGTGGAACAGGATTAACTTCTGGAACAACAGATCAATTTCTTAAATTTACAGGAACTACAACAATAGCTAGTGCAGCAGATAATGCTGGAAAAATTTTACAAATAAAACAAGATGATTCAACTGGAACTACAAACACAAGTTCATCTAGTTATACGCATTTTTCTGGTATAGATTTATCTATAACACCAACATCTGCTAGTAGTAAAATACTTGTATTTTTTACATCAAATTTTGATAATGAAAGTACTGATAACAGACAAGGAGCAGTTTCTTGTTGGAGAGAAATAGATGGAGCAAATAATATTTTACTTTCTTCTACTATGGCGCAACCAGCATATTCTCCTAATACAAGAGTTTCAGGAACAGTATCGTGGATTTTTATGGATGCTCCAAGCTCAACGGGTTCTGTAAGATATAGACCAGTATTGAAATCAAATACAGGGAACCAAGTAAATATGGGTGGTTTTCAATCAACTATGATTTTGATGGAGGCAACAATATAATATGACGGATAAAACAAAATTTGAAACAGCTATAAACACTTTAAAAGCTGGTGTTGAATATACATATGATAATGATGCACCAATTACTGAAGAATTATTTAATAAAATTAGATGGAAAACTGGAGAAGATAGTGTTGGTCTTGCAATAGAAACAACTACTTGTCCTCATAGTGAAATAACCTGGTCTTTATTTAAGACTGAATACGATAAACTCTAATGACCTTCGCAGCCGCATCATTCGGTGAGCGTGCCTTTTCCGAAGACGTAGATCAAAATGCCGTAGTAGCAGTAACTGGGCAACAATTAACTTCTAGCCTTGGCACAGTTACAGTAACAGCTGGCGTGTTGGTACAACCAACTGGGTTATCTTTTTCTGCTGATGTTGGCGCTGTAACAGTAGTAACAGAAATTATAGTAACACCTACAGGTTTAGGTGCAACAATGTCTGTTGGTGATGTCGTAGTAACAGCTGGTGTGTTAGTTTTACCTACAGGTTTACAAATTACATCATCTTTAGGAACAGTAACAGTAGCAGGTTCTGCTCTTGTAGAACCTACAGGTGTTGTATCTACTTTTGCCGTAGGAGATCCTACAGTATCAGGTTCTGCTTTAGTTGCACCAACAGGAGTGTCCTCGACATTTGCTGTAGGAGATGTTACAATAGAGTCAAGATATTTTCCTGCTGGTGTACAAGCAACTTTTGGTTTAGGAACAGTAACTGTAGTAGCTTCTGCTCTTGTAATACCAACGGGTGTAAGCATAACAGCACAAGTAGGAGATCCAAAACTAACAATCTGGAATGGTGTAGACGATTCTAGTGGCAATTCATGGACTGTCGTTCCAACAGGATAAGGAGATAATATGGCTGATTCGACGATATTAAATTTAGACCTCCAAACCACTGGTGCAAACGCTGGTACATGGGGTAGTAAAACAAACGATAACTTAGAAAAAATAGAAAATGCAATAAAAGGATATGCAAGTGTTTCTATTACAGGTACTTCACAAGCATTGACTGTTGCTAGTGGTGGCACAGGCGATCAACAAAGCAGAGCTGTACTTAATTTAACAGGCACACTTTCAGGATCAACAGCACTAACGTGTGAAGCAAATCCTAATTGGTATATAATAAAAGATGCAACAACAAGAGCTGGTCACGCTTTAACATTTGGACCATCTGGCGGTTCTGCTGTGACACTTACAGCAGGTGCAATACATTTAATTTATACTGATGGATCATCAGCATTTCAAATACCAGAAAATTTAGCCAACATGGCATTGTCAGGCACACTTACCGTAACAGGTGATGTGTCATTTGATGGTGGTGCTTTTATTTTTAACCAATCAGGAGCTGCAGTAGACGCAAGATTTGAAGGTGATACTGATCAAAATTTAATAATAACAGATGGCAGCACAGACCGTGTAGGCATGGGTGCACCAACACCTAACGCTAAATTACACATAAATCAATCTTCTGCTACAGGTGCACAACCAGTTTTAGAGTTAGAACAATTAGATCAAGATTATGCTTTTACTAACTTTGTTGGTACATCTGCTAGTGATGCATCAAAAAGTTTATCTTCTTCTACAGCATCAGCAGCAAACAAAGTTGGTGCAATAAGAATAAGGGTAAATGGCACAGAACGTTGGATAAGATTTTACGATAACGCAATATAGGAGCTTGAATGACGCTTATAAAAATTCAAGTAGCGCCGGGTATAGATAAACAAAACACCGAATATGGTGCTGAAGGTCGTTGGATAGATTGTGACAACGTGCGTTTTAGATACGGATTACCAGAAAAAATAGGTGGTTGGGCAAAAACAACACCAGAGGCATTAGTAGGTGCAGCACGAGGAATTATAACTTGGTTTTCTCTTGACGGAGATGCTTACTTAATTACAGGAACTAATAAAAAATTATACGTTTATCAAAACCAAGCTTTTCATGATATTACGCCTATAAGAGAAACTGGCGCATCAATAACTAATTTTACAACAGCCTCAGGATCTACATCAGTCACAGTAACAGACGCTACACACGGTGCTATAGAAGGTGATTTTGTTACTATATCTAGCGTATCAGGTACAGCAAATGGTATAACAGCTAGTAATTTAGAAGGTGAATTTGAAATACAATCAGTCACTGACACAAACAATTATGTAATCACTGCAAAAGCAGCAGCTTCTGGTGCAGGTGCTAGTGGTGTTACAGGTAGTGCAGAATATCAAATAAATACTAGACCACCATTTTCTATATTAGGATATGGTTGGGGTGCAGGACCTTACGGTGGTGTATCAGGTGGACCTGGTTGGAATAAATCCAGAGCAGCTCTTGCGGCACCTAATAGTGTGCAGCTTGATTCTGGTAAATGGTCTTTAGATAACTGGGGTGAAGATATATTATGTCAACAATTAAATGGTAGTTTATATTATTGGGACACGTCAGCTAGTACTTCGACAGTACAGCGTGCAAATAGAACAGCAGTTTCTGGTGCTCCTACATCTAGTAGATTTGTATTGGTTTCTGGTACTGATAGACATGTAATTTGTTTTGGTACAGAAACAACAATAGGCACGTCTTCCACAAGAGATGATATGTTTCTTCGTTGGTCTGATCAAGAAGATCCAGCAGTATGGACACCAACTGCTACAAACACAGCTGGTTCACAAAGACTTACAGATGGATCTAAACTTGTAACAGCAAAACGTTCTCGTGGTGCTGTACTTGTATGGTCAGACACAGCATTGTATCAAATGCAATTAATTGGTGCACCATTTGTATTTGGTTTTCAACAATTAGGTTCTGCCTGTGGTTGTATAGGACAACACGCAGCTGTTGAATCTAACGGCAAATCATTTTGGATGGGTAATGATTCTTTCTTTGTATTTGATGGTTCAGTGCAAAAAATACCATGTAGTGTAGAAGATTATGTTTTTACTGATATTGATGAAGCATCTCAAAAAGATACATTTGCGGGACTTAACACAGAGTTTAACGAAGTCACTTGGTTTTATTGCTCTAGTGGTTCAAACGTAATAAATAGATCTGTAACTTACAATTACTTAGAAAACGTTTGGTACGTTGGTAGTCTTGCTAGATCTTCATGGTTTGATAAAGGTGTCTATGGTTTTCCTCAAGCAATGGAGTTTGAAAATTCTAGTACAACATCTACAGTTAGTACAATCACAGGATTAACTGCAGGTAGAAGTTTTTTATATAGTCATGAAAATGGCAACAATGCGGATGGTGTAGCTTTGTCTTCATCAATAACATCAGGTGATTTTGTTTTACCAGAAGCAGGAGAAAAACTTATGTCAATAAAAAGATTTATACCAGACTTTAAAGATCAAAGCGGTAACGTTGATGTAGAATTAAACTTTAAGTTATATCCAAGCTCTACAGCTACGACAAATGGTCCTTACACAGTTTCACCTACAACAACAAAAATAGATACACGTGCACGTGGTCGACAAGCATCTTTAAAAATAACAAGTTCTGCAATAGATACTAAGTGGAGATATGGCACATATCGCGCAGATGTACAACCTGATGGAATGAGATAATGGCACAAATAAATATACCTAGATTACCACAAGCACCACAAGAATATAGTAAAGGACAAATAGATCAAATGATACAGTCATTAGATTTGTTAATACAATTACTTAATAGTTCTTACACACCAGAAACACTTAGAGAAGAGGATGAGGCTTTTGCCTGGTTTTTAAATTAATGGCTAACACATATAAAAGAGTTATATCTGCATTAACTAGCACAGGAGATAATACAGTATACACCTGTCCTGCAGCTACAACTACCATAATAAAAACAATTAAAGTATTTAATAATAGCAGTGGAGCAGCTCAAGTATCTGTAAAAATAGGTACTTTGGAGTTAGAAAGAGAAGCTAGTTTAGCTGCTAATGCTACAAAAACCTTTATTTCTGGGTCAGATGTTTTAGAAGCAGGAGACTTACTAAAAATTAACACAAATGCACAACCTATAAACGTGTATGTAACATTCTTAGAGATATCATAATGATTGAAAACATACAAAATACTTGCTATAAGGAGAGAATATGCCTATAAAAGATGACGGAGTAGTAGAGTATGTTGAGATTAACGGTGAACAGGTACCTAAAATCGTTGTCCCAGCAGAAATAACTATTACCAACACTGTAACAGGACAGGAATATGGTTCGGCTAAAGAAGCTGATGACGATGTTGCTAACCCTGCAACTGACACTAAATCAGAACACATTAGACAAGATGTGGTTATTAGTGCAGCAATTCATAAAATAATAGAAGGACAATCAGGAGACGTATAGTGGCACTATCAACTAGACGAAGAGACAGATCATACCCGTCACCCATGGCGCCAGGTTTTGATGATAGTAATAGAGAAAGTTATATAGCAAGATCAGGTGGCATAGGAGCCTTTGCGCCTAAAGCAGGCACAATAGTAGATTACAATTTAGGTAAAGGTGGTAGAGATCCGTCCATGATAGGTGGCTTTGGATTGGGAAAAATGGACCCTGTTATTGAAGTACCTACAGGTGGACCCGTAGATAAGTTTGGCCAAGATCGTTCTGGAACAACATTAGATATGCTTTTAGATGACATTTTTCAAGAAAGTACTCCTGAAAAATTTTACAGAGATTATCTTGATAGAGGTTTGGAACCAATGCAAAACCCGATTGTAACACCAGCTACATCATACTTAGACCCCACAGCAGATGATTACTTTTTAACAGAGCTTTATAATAAATA